ACCTTAATAAGTTTATGGCAATGGTTTCCGAAATCGGAGAACTAAAAGCTAAGATAATGGAGTTGGAAAACGACAAAGAACCTGATAATCCGTGGCAGAAATGGATATGGTTATCAAACATGATAGACGCGTGGAGAATATTCCCGAGAGCGTTTTTATCAGTATATATTATATTATTATATAAGTGTACTATATGGTTTATGGAACTTCCAGAACCAACTTTTGAGCAGTCAGGTTTAATATCTGTTGTAGTCGGAGCGGGTGCGGCATGGTTCGGCTTGTATGCTGGAACAGCAAAAGACAAGATAAACTCTAAGTAACGAAAAAATAGTTCTTGACAATTGCTTGTATATTTAGTATAATATACTTATGAAAAAATTCAAAGAACTTAAAAAAATAGTAAAATACTGTACTCATTGTGGTGGTCGCAAGAACACTCGTGAGTGCAGTGGTTACAAGTGTTGGATTAAATGAATTTATTTTATTTAGATGAAGACATGGATAAGTCTGCCGAGTATCATGTTGACAAGCATATTGTCAAGATGCCGCTCGAGGCAGCACAAATATTATGCACTACTATATGGATAGACGATTTATTGGGGTTCGTTCCTCGAGCTCTTAACGCAGAGGAAAGAGAAGTGATGAACAAGGCAAAAGCCGAGATTAAGCATTTACCTCTTGAGGAACGACCCTACCCCTACCTACCGATGATGTACAATCATCCTTGCACTATCTGGGCAAGAGAGTCTTTGGAAAACCATGAGTGGGTTCATTGTTATGCTAACGCATTGAATGATGAGTACCACTACCGATATGGAAAACTACACAAATCAATCGAGCAAGTAGTAAACAAACTACCTGATCCGAAGAATTTACCTAAAGCAGGTTTTACAACCTTTGGCTTAGCTATGCCTGATGATTTAAAAGACTATGATAACCCTATACAGAGTTATCGTGATTATTACCACTTAGACAAAGCAACATTTGCAAGTTGGAAGTACCGTGATAAACCTCACTGGTGGAATGAAGACTATGCAGATTATGAGAAAAGGATTACAAGATGATTATAATTTATGGAAAAGAGAGTTGCCCTTACTGTGATATGGCTAAAGATTTAGCTACACGAAAAGGACACAACGTAGAATACAAGCAATTAGGAGTAGACTATGAGTTCAGTGAACTTAAAGAAAAATTCCCAAAAGCAAGGACTTTTCCGCAGATTATATTAGATGGAATCAGTATAGGTGGATATACAGACTTGGAGAATTTAATTGACTAAATATAAATTCAACGAGAATGAGGTATTACAAATACTTCGTAACCATATATTAGGAACTTACGACGCTCACTATAGTATGAATAAAATTCAGTCAACTGAGTTTATATTTGATGCTGGACATGGCGAAGGGTTCTGTATTGGTAACATAATAAAATATGCACAGAGATACGGCAAAAAAGAAGGTCGCAACAAAGAAGATTTGTTGAAGATACTTCACTATGCCGTAATCTTGCTAGGACATGAGATGCCATCCACTAATTACACGGAGATACACAATAATGGCAATAAAGACTAGAAAGCATGAGAATTTAACAGAAACAAACATACAACATGTTATGGAGTTATTGAACGAAGATAGTCCAATAACAAAGAAAGAAGCATGTAGTATATTAAATATAAGTTATAATACTACGAGGCTCAATAAAATAATTGAAGACCACTTAGAAACAGTAGCTTATAGAGAAAGACGCAAAGCCCAAAATAAAGGCAAAGGCGCAACAGAGATGGAAATTAAACAAGTAGTAAACTTCTACTTGGATGGAGCAAATGTATCAGATATAGCTAAAAGTTTATATCGTTCACCTGCATTTATCAAAGCAGTAGTAGAAAGATTGGGTATTCCACAGAAATTACCTCAAACAGACTATGAAGGCAGACGAAACTCAATGCTACCAGAACAATGTGTAGCAGATGAGTTTGAAGTTGGAGAAAAGATATGGGCAGTTCGACAGAACTATCCAGCACTTGTTGAAAAGGAGTTAAGACCTGAAGAAGCTGAAGAAAGAGGATATAGATTATACTTGTGCTACACTATAGAATGTAGTCAAGAAGATCTTAAAGGTAGTTATTTTCCTAACTTAAGTTTCGCTGGTAAATATTATCCTTTGGCTACCTATGATATGGGTAAGCTACAACACTTGCAAAAGTATCTATAAACACAAGGAGAGAAAAAATGGAGATATGGCAGATTATTACTGCAGTATACTTATCGGGTACGCTCGCTGCAATGTATTCTATCTGGTGGCCATCTTATAAATTAATAAGAGCAATAGCACCTTATAATATAGTAGCACAAAAACCAGTACTTTCATTCATAATAGTATTTTTTATATTTTTGCTTTTCTTTCCTGTACTTATAATAACATTTATAGTGCCTTCTAAATTAGAAAGGTTTATACAAGGATTTGTTAATGGAGTCGTTAACATAAAATAAGGAAGCAAAATGTACGAAGAATTAGTAAAACACTTAGAAGGGCAAATGGCATATCATAGAGCTAACTGCAGAGTTTTTTTAAGAAATCCAGTAGGTATTGGGGAACACCCAGACGTTATGGAGTCAATAAAATCAGAGCTATCTAAACTTGCAGAAGCAGAAGATATGTTAAACGCCTTACAGAAACATTTAAAATAAGACCAATTATTATAGATAACAAAAAATAGTTCTTGACAATTGGTTATAATTTTATTATAATATATTTATAAACAAAAAACAGCAAATATGAGCGACAGATATTACCAACAAATGCGAGAGACCACAGGGTGGGCAATTGGTATGCCAGAGTTCATGCGCAACAAAAAAAGGAGATATAAAATGGCTTGGACAGATG